CACACAGCTTATCCAAAACAAAATAGAGGCGCCAGGTTATTTGCTTGCTATTTCGGGAGGCATGCCCAGCGTGGCGCAGTTCAATCCAATGTTTACCGAGAAAAACTCAGCAAAATAAAGCTCATTCTTACTTTCCAAAGACTTTGCGGTAGCGCCAATCGGCATATTGAAAGTGGCTTTGTTGGTAGTGGCTGCTACAGTCTTAGTAAGGGCCTCGGCTTGGCGCGTAACGGCAACACCATTACTTACACCACCATTATTGGCACTGCCGGTAACGCTGGCCGTCAAATCTGCTAGGGGGTTTGCTCCGTCGGAGTGTTGGTTGTGCTCAAAGAAATACGCAATCTTTTGGCGCTCTTCGGCACTACCTACAGTTGCCTCTTTGTAGCGGTCCAATTTTTTCGCCGTTTCCATCACTGCAGCTATCAAAGGCATACCGCGTACATTGTCGATGCGGTAGTCTAGGCCGTACACAAGGAAAGCACGCATAAAACCGTTGCTGTCTCTTGCGGCAATGCGCTCTGGTTTCTCCAAAGCTTTACCTTTAACGTGAAAAGCCACGTGCTGGTTGCGTGCGTTGAGCTCTACACCGTTTACAATTCTGTTTTTACCCTCTGGCGTACCAAAAGAGCCATTGAGGTGCGCGCCGTCAATCAACTGCACTTTGATGGTTTTATTTTCGTAGCGGAGCACCACCAGTGTGTCACCACCCACAATGCTACTCAGGTAGCAAGTGTTGGCTAGTGCGTTAAGGGTTTCCATACCGCTGTAGTCGGCCATCTTGCTGTTGGCGTAGAGTTTCCAGCGTGCCTCAATCTTTTTATTAAAATCTTCGGGGCTTATGGTGATGTTTTCAATACTCAGCACATCGCTTTGAGGCTCGGCCTGTAGCTTTAGGCCGCTACCCACTACCCACTTTACATATTTGCGATAAATGGCCATTACCGCATCGCTTTCCAGAAACAACTGCCAAGCGCGTGCAGTGAGTGCTGCGTGATCTATGCCATAACTGATAATCGGGCCCATCTCGCCTTGGTTTTTTTCACCGTCAAAAGACAGAGAAAAAGAGTGCGTGTAGCTTGCCTCTGCGCTTGGCACCTCCCAAACTGCCTGCATTGGTGCAGGTGGTGGCGGTGGGTCTATAAATTTAGGCAACCCAGCTTCTGCCTTACTAATATCGACATTATATCCAAATATTTTCATTTCAAATAAAATTTTTCTTAGTTAAAATTTTTGTGGTCGCGCAACTGGATTACCCTGCCTGTGCGTTGGTTGTTGAGTCGGGCAATTAAGGATCTCAGTAGCTTATCCCAAGCAAGGATGGCCGCCGATAGTTCTGCCGGGCTGCGGTACTTGGTGCGCACCTTGCTTTGTCCTGTGTCCAGACTGTACTCGTCAAACTTGCCAGCGGTACCAGCACTCGCTGCCGCTTGTATTTCCATTGCGGTAATAATATTTTGTATGCGCGTGATGCGCGCCTCTAGGCCGCTTGCGCTTTCTACATATTTCTCGATGCTATCGTATACTACTGCTTCCATTTTATTTATGAGGTTTTAATTTCTTCAATTTTTGCAGGCGTAATATCTGCTGCGCTGTGTGATCCTGTTGCCGATGATGGCACACCTGCTGCTGGAGGCGCGCCCGGTGTTGTGGGCGATCCTGGTGCGGTGCTGGTATGTTGGTGCAAGTTGTAATTTGTAACCAAAGCATTAAAATCAGCCACTAGCGCATTGTGTTTGTCAGACAGTAAATCGTGGTCGTCTTTCAACATATTAAATGCCGTTTCTACTTTGCTGTAGCGCACCATATTGTCCTCAGCGCCACCCATCTCTATCGTGCCATCTGCACGCAGATAAATATAATTTTGCTCTGCTCCAGCATCGTCTGTGGCGTAAAGCCTGAGCGCGCCTACTTCGGCAAGTCTGTTTTTTTGCAAATAACCTAGTATCACTGGCTCGCCTTTTACCGAGCTAGCCGCATACACCGCCACCAAATCCTTTACAGGGTTGCTGTCGATACCGTAGGGCAAAGCCTCTGCAGGGGTTTGGATGTCGTTTTTGCCCATCACCTGCACCTTGATGTGTCGGTAAGCATCCTCTAGTTTGGTGGCAATTGTTTTTACGAGCGTCACCATCTTATTCAAAAATATTTTTTGGCACTTGGCTGTTATACACTTCGGGCAATACGCAAGTCAGTACGCATCTTTGCTCGCTTTCGTTACCCATAAAATCTACCGCCTCTACAAACCAGTCGGTACGCTTGTAGCAGTACACCTGCGGATTGGTCACGCTCACAATGCTGTTGGGCCGCACGATTTTACCGCCTAGGGTCCAGCTTTGTATTTCTATCGACAAGCGAATATTTTGCAACTCGGCACAAACAAGGTTTTGCGCAGCTAGCTTGGTGTTGAGGTCGTCGCCAGAGGTTTGACGCTCCACACGAGGCCTAAAAGCCGCTGCTGCATAAGGATTACTTACACTAGCCTCCGTTTCGGCCTGTAGCTTTCTTTTGTTGGCTTGGCGCTGCACGCTGATGCTGCTGTGCATCCCTTGGCCGTTTACGTTGAGCATAAACTTGATGCCCTTGGTTTCCTCTTGCTTAAAATCAAAAATACTTTGCTGCCTAGCCTTGGCACGTGTAAACACCAGCTCGCCGCGCTCGTTGTGCGTGATGAGGATGTTGCGCTGTGCTGCCAATTCGCTCAAATAGCTTTTGATGCTTTGGGTATCGCCGCCAGTGCTGTTTTTATACACCTTGCTCGCGTCTGCCGCTACAGCCGCATCTACTACCAACTTGATGCCAAAAGGTTTTAAAATCCTTTCGGTAATGTCTTTGAGGTTGATGTTATCGCTTTGGAGCGGATAAACCGAGTCTGGGATGTTACTGTCCTCTAGCACACCAGTAGTGCTGTAGCCTTTTAGCTGTACCAATTCGGGCACAGATGCTGTGCCAAAATCTGCGGTAAGCAAAGTGCCTGTGAGTAAAATTTCACCTTCGTGCTCGATGCTGCAAGAGTAGTAAGCACAAGGCTTGCAAATCTTTTTGTGTACAGGGTTCTCTGGGTTGAAAGCAAAAGTAAAAGCAAAGCCACTCGCCACCGCGTCGTGCCTAAGCGACACGCCCACGTTGTTGAAAAAATCTACTTTTTGCCCTGCTACCTTTAATATCATTTTACACGTAATATTTTATCGTTCTGCCTTTCGGGATGATCAGCAGCTCTTGCATTGTGAATTTGTTTGTATCAATCAATTCGGTGATGGTACTGTCGTCCTCACGCAAGCCATAAAGCCTTTTTGCTAGGGTAAACAGCGTATCGTCCTCCTCCAGAATAAAAGAGCGCTCCTGCCTTGCGTTGGTGGCTATTTGCAAAAGGGCAGAAACCGTGTAACTCACCAGGTTGCTCAGTTGAATAATGCCTGTCGCATCTGGGATGTAAGAGTCTAGCACCGCACCACTCGTGCTTTGTAGCGTGTCCAAATTGGTGATGTAGGCATTGTACTGCCCTACAAGGGTATCGATAACATCTAGTGCCTCTCGGCGACTGCTGTAGCTTGCATTGCTTATCGTTGCCGCCGCCATTGCGCTGAGCATTGTACCCGCATTGTTTTCGTAGAGCTTTTTGCTGTTACGAGGTATCAAACTTGCCAAACCGCCACCGATTGTTAAAAGACTATTTCCAAGCATTTCTAGCTGGCTTTTAAGTGTGCCTACACGACTTTGTACATTGCTGATAAAGTTGTAGGGCGCATTGATCATCGCCTGTATTTGGCGGATGGCCAGTAGCGGCTCGGCCACAGCGTTGTTGATGGCGCGGTTGGCATCGTTGAAGGCATTAAAATACTCTTGACTGTCGATGACGTTGTTAATGCCTTTTTTACCCAGCTCAAAAGTTGATTTCGTTTTGGTGCCCATCTCTTTGAGGTCGGCAGCCTTTGGTTTCACCTCGGCTACATAACTATCCGCCATCAACGTGTCGGCAGTTTCTTTTTCGCTCAATATCTTGTCGGCAGGGTTGGCCGTGGCTTTGGGGGCATCTTCGGTAATGGTTTCTATCACCGAGCCGTTGTACACCGTCACATTGAGGCCGCGGTTGGTTTTCTTAAAGCCTATCGGGTGTACGAGCAAACTACCCTCAAAGGGGTGGCTAATCGTCCATGGTCTTTTATCGGCCGCCGAAGCTTCGAAAGCTGCTGCCTGCTCTAGGTGGTCCGCACCCTGAAAATAAAACTCAATATCGTAGCGGTTGGCTTTTTGCTCGTAACGACGCACTAGCGCCCCACCTATCTTTGGAAACTCATACACCGCAAGGTTGTAGGCAATTTCTTTATCGAGGGGTGTCCACAGCGGATTAAACACCTTACCGTCTCCGGTGGTGATGCTGAGGTTTGTTTTTATCTTTTCGAGCCAGCTCATTATTTATATTTTGCAATTTGTTTGTTCGCCTCTTGTATAAATGTACTTTCCATCCCTTGTGCGCTCTGGAGGCTTGCTTTGCGCATAAAATGGGTTGCCGCAGGTTTTACTACACGCCCACTCTTCACTGCGTAAATCGGTTTACTCTTCACCACCGTGTTGCCTTTTTTGCGCACCACGCTGCGGATTTCAAACAAGATCCTGCTGCCACGGCTCGTTTTCTTTTCGCCCAACACAAAACCACCTTTGCCAGCAAATATGGCCGAGCGAGTGAAGCGCTCGCGGCTGTTTTTTCCTCTACCCTTTTTACTGTCAATAATTTTATTGTCAATATCCGCAAGGCGCATCCTAGCAAGAGGCTTTTTGCGCCAGCTACCACTCTCACGCGCATCGCGCAGGGCTATAAATGTGCGTCCACCAATATTGCCACCATCCTCTTGTTGCTTCAGGTCATCCACAGCTTTATTGGTACCTTTAAGGGGTATAAAACCCACCGTTGCCACCATCGACCGCATATCAAAACCTTTGGCAGGGGTCACCTTGCTGTTGGCTTTGAAAAAATCGGGTTCGCGATCCTCAAAGTTTTCACCAGCCTGTGCAAGCATCGTGCGCATTTTCACGTCAAAAGCAGCTTTGCTCAATGTTTGGCGCACCGCCACAGGCAAGGCACTACGGTGCAGCCTTTCTAGCCTTGCCGTGTGCCGCACTACTGCGGAGCTGTTGATATTGATGCTGTAGCTGCTGCCGCTCATTGTTTATTTTTTTTCGAGTCTTTTGTAAGTTCCTCTGCTAGGCACATAAAGCCACTCAGCCATATAACCTACTGTTTTAAAACTTTCTACAGTGAAAAAACAAGGCGGATAAATAAAGCCAGTTGTGCAGAAAGTAGTATCTCTACGACGGTCTGTTTTATAACTCATTGAAAAAGACCCCGACAATGGCGATGCAATAGGTTTATCAAATGTTATTCTTGTAGTAGTGTCATCAATAGACAAAACATCAACACATCTGCGCTCGTCCTCTACAAAGCACCAACGGCCATTAATGTTTATCCTTACTTTAGGAGGCTTTGTGCATCCTATAAATGCCAAGCTGAGTAATAAAATTGCTTTTTTCATAAAATTGCTTTTTTAAGATTTTCTATATGATATTCCTTCAAACCAAACCGTCTGAGGCGTAAATGTTCCACTACCATTTGCCACCGTAACGATCCCTGTAGTGTTGATTGTTATTTGTTCAATCGTAACCGTGGATCCACGCAAAACACGAGCGAGAGGCCTTGCAATCGATGTAGGCCTTGCAGCTACAGGCAAAGTCATAATAGGTATATCGCCGGGCACTGCTACCGAAGAAATTGAAGCAGCACCACAAAGGCTTACCTCGTTAGTTTTAACCTTATATGCAATGCTAAATAACCCTGACGATGCCAAGTTTGCCCAAGTGTTAGCGCCTACAGTAGAAAATGTAATGCCTGCCGATGTCCAATCTGGCTGTGTTACTTTTATTAAAGCTTCGTATAGCTGCCATCCATTGGTCACATTATCGGGCAAGCCGTTGGCAGTAATGCCGCTGGCATCAAACATTTTTTCGAAAAACTGATGGAAATCGCCATACACCTCTACATCCACAGGCGTACCGGCTACCGAAAGGGTTTTGTTTCGGATATTACCAAAGGGGTAAGCCACCGAAGGCGCAGCCACATTTGTTTTTGTTGCTAATAATTTCATAAAATATCTTTAAGTAAAATTTAAAAATAAAAAAGCCACCGTTTGTGCTGGCTTAAGCTGTAGCACCAACTGCCTAAACTCGTTTTTGCGCTCAATGTCTATCGTAGCAAAAGTGGTAAGCGTGCTACCGGCTATGTAAAAGGTGCTGCGGTAATTGCTACCAATACTAAAATCCTCGTCCTCCACCTCATCTATCCAGTTGGCCACCTTAGCAATAGCCACACCGCCGTGCTCTAAGCCTGTCTCGTGCTCGGTAGCCGTTTCGTGCACACCAGTACCACTGATGGCGCTGATGATTTCGCTAGGGGTTTTGGTAATAAAACCGCCCGAGCCGTCACTAAATTTATTTTCGTAGAGGTACACGTCAAAACCTGCTGCTTGCAGCTGAGCCTCTACATATCGCCAATTTTGGCGAGGGCGCGTAGTGCCAGGGTGTGCGATTTTTCTGTTGATGGCCAATACCCTGTCGGCAAGCGCCACCGAGCTGCCACCGCTGTAGATGGCTAGCACGCGCTCCCAGTGGCTTGCATCATCCTCAGTAAAGTTGCTACTGTCGGCAATGGTACTATCTAGTATCAACATCGCCTCGCGGTACAGTTTCGCCTCCGAGATAGACAAAGCCTTGTGCAGGCGGTCAAAATCACCACCAATCGGCAGTTTGAAGGCACGCGCACGCGGATAAAGCAAGCAAGTAGCCTGCTTTATTTTATCCTGTAAGTAAGATTGTGAGGGTGCTTTGGCCATTATGCGTAAGTAATAAAGCTTAAGTAAGGGATAGTGCCGTTGGTCAATTGATAATTGATGAGCGGTACAGCGTCTACCTGCAATTCAATGTCGGTAAACACTGATGTGGGTATTGCCGCCATCACCGCTTGGATGATGCTGTTGCGACTAATAATATCATTGCGCAGCGCAGGATCATCGCAAGCCGCTATAAAAGGGCGAACCTTATCTACCACCTCGCCAATGGCTGCTGCCAGTATTGCGTCGGTGCCTGCTGTGCGGCCTACATAGCCTGTTATCGTTACACCAATGGCTTTTAGGGCAATGGCTTGCACGTTTACGGCATACACACCCAATGGGCGACGGCCACGCGCTGCAAGGGTCAATGTGGTATCTGGGTCTAGCTCGATGCAATCTTCTACCGCTGTAAGGATGGTGCTGCCCGGTGTGCCACGGCCATCGGTACTGTCGGCCTTGGTGGCCTCTACAAATAAATCAATCTCGTTGGGCGCACCGCTTTTGGCATAAGGATAAACTTGTTTTACGCCTGCGGCATCTAGCGCCCAAAGGCGGTAATCTGCGGTAGCGCCACCTTGAGCCTCCAAACGGTAACTCTGCAATACAGTTTGTCGATAATCCTCGATATCTTCTGCTGCAAGGGGGGCAACTACCACAGAGGACCAAACAGCGATACCGTCTGAAATAGCAATAGGTGCAGTGGCCGTAAGGGTGTCGCCAGCTGTAAGCTTACTCTCTACCCCAGCCTCTAGTGCGCGCACCGTAATGGGCACAAGCCCTGGTGTGCCACTGTACACAAAATCTGTGTCTAAAATGTATAATTTGCCCGGGCTAGTAGCCGTTTCGTCGCTTTTGTACACGGTACCGGCAGCAATTGTGCCTGTGGCCGTGATGTTGATATCGATTTCGTACTGCGCCTGCACCGCCACACGAGGCGGACGGCCTAGTTTAATCATCCCAAAACGGATAAGTGTTTCCTCATCGCAAGTGTCGGGTGCTACGTTCTTTTGCACTTGGCCTAGTAACAGGTAAATCAATTTAAACTTTGATGCCTGAACAGTGGCCCAGACGTACAAAAAGGGGCGCAAAAGTATGGATATACTGTACTCAGCCTCTAAGTCGGCTATAATGCTATCGCGGATGGCGCTAAATGTAGGTATCGTCGTCACGGTTAAATTTTATAATTTTTGTAAAGGGCATCGGGGCTCCAGATAAACTGCTGCCTCAAGCCGTTAATGTCAATAAATATTTCGCAGCGGTCGTCACTAGCAATTAAAACCTGCACCGTGATGGTTGCGCCTGTTTGTTTGCGCAGCGGGGCTAGGTCTTTGTTGATGGCCTCTTCTATTTTGATACGACCTGCGCTATTAAGCACTACGCTGTTCAATGTCTTTTCGGTTTCGCTGCTCCAAATCTTGTCTGTGTCTGTTGGGTCTAAAAAATCATTACCCCACCACTCTCTTTGTCCGCCAAACATTAACAAATAAGGCTCGTTTTCGATACCTTGTACCATCACAAAGTCGTGTCCGCGCTGCTTAAGCTCGCCACCGTTGCCACTCTCGTATATCAGTAAGTCTGCCATTATTTACCAAATCCCATTGTTGATGTCATTACTAGCGGAATGCCAACTGGCTGTTGCGTTACCTTTGCATTACCACCTTTATCGTTAATATCTATGCTCAGTTGTTGCTTGTTGTTGGTGTTTTTATTGATGGTTTGCTCCATTATTTGCGCCTGCGCTTGCTTTGGGTTGATGGCAGGGTAAAACTCTTTGCCAAAAGGATTGGGCACCGCGTTGCCGCTAGACTGGTTTGGCCCTACACCCATCGACGAGCGCAGCTCTGAAATTTTATTGGCCGCATCATTCGCCACACGTCCTACCGCTCCGGGCAAATTGCTCATCAAAGACAAAATTTGCTGCATAGGCAGTAAAACCAAATCGAGCAGCACCGCGCCTAGGGCTTTGAGCCCACCAATGATGCCATCTGTGGTAAAAGCCTTTTTAATCATATCCCAGTTATCGTATATCGACTTGAATGCCGAAATAACCCTACCCACTGGGCCAAGAAACCACAAGAGCGTTGCGCCCCATTGTTTGTAATATTTTACCGCAACAACTACCGCCGCTACCAGAGCCGCAATAGCCATCACCACCACTCCAATTGGATTGGCAGTCAAAGCCGCGTTGAGTAGCCACTGAGCTCCCTCCAAAATGAAAGTTGCCGCCGTTGCTGCCTTGCTTGCTGTAGAATAAAGGAAAGTTGCTACTGCTGCCGCGTTGGTGTACACCGCCGTGATAAAGGTTACCGTTTTGAGCGCAATCATCACAGCCAAGTATATTTTTGCAACCCTTACGATGGTATCAAAGTTTTCTATCAAAAATTTAATAGCCTTGGCCACACCCTCTACAAAACTGGCCACTTTGCCTTTGATTAACTCTTGATTTTGCACAGCCCAAGCTTGCGCACCACCTGCAGCACTTGTAGCCTTATCAATATATTCTTTGACGATAGGCAAAGCCACTGTGCCAATGCTGGCGAAAGTTTGGTTGATTGTGTCTTTAAGCGTGCTCAACTTACCGCTAAAGGTTTGGGAGGCAATAGCCATACCGTTGTAGAACATTCCACCCTTGCTGGTCATTGCTTCAAAAGCCTTCGTGATTTCGGCAGATGTCGCTTTGCCTTGGCTTACCGCCTCACGCGCTGCTCCAGTGCTCATTTTCCACTGTTTGGCTAGCTGCCCAAGTATGGGCACGCCGTTGTTGATGAGTTGGTTTACATCTTGCATCGATGCCTTCCCTGCTGCTTGTACTTGCGAAAAGGCTAACGTGATGCCGTTTAGCTTATCGGCATTACCCTGGGCAATATCACCCACCATCCGCAATTTGTCTATCACGTTGCTTTGAGTGGCTGCGCCAAAACCAATCATCATTCGGGCAGCATCGCTTAGGTCTTTAAATTCAAAAGGCGTAGAGGCACCAAGGTCGTAGAGCTGCTGCACCACCACCTTAGCATTTTCTACACCACCTAGCAATGCCTGAAAAGAGGCCGTTGCGTCCTCAATCTTGCTCGCTTCGGTCACAAATTTGCCCAAAGCAGTAGCCGCACCCGCTGCACCGATGGTGACACCAGTAAAAGCGAGTGCGCCGTTAATTTTGTTAAGGGGGTTTAGGGCATTGAAAGCGCGATCTGCGCCACTGCCTATTTTGTTAAATGCTCGGCTTGCCCTTGCACCAGCAGTGTCTGCATTTGCAGCAAAAGCGGACACTATACGCATCATCGACCGTACCGGAGCGGTAAGGCCGTCAATGGCAGAAAATATGCTGGGGATTACAAAAGACATTTGAGCAATTAGTTTTCGGTTTTCGTTTTATACATTTCTTTGATATCCTCGTACCAAAAAAGCAATCCAAACTCGTCGGCCTCATCCAAAAAGAGCCCTGCGACATAGTCCGGGCTCCAATGAAATTCTCTTACTACCGTCCGCACGCTGTTGAGCATATCGGCCGGGCTTACATAAAAAAAACAGCCACAGATTGAGCGATACTGTAGTCGCTAGTGTCTAGCTTGTCCAATATGGCTATTGGTTGCCCAGTAATCGCCGAAATGTACACGCCCATCACTGCAAAGGCATCGTCGGTTTTAGCATTGCGCAAGCGCGCACTAATGTCGCCTTGTGTAATTCTTTGCTTAAAATCGATGTGTTTTACCTCTTCGTTTTCTCCTACAGGCCATTCTAGCTTTTGCGTCAATAACTTATGCTCCTCATCCCATACTAGCTTGCCTTCCATCACCGCCGATACTAGAGTATCTACCACTTTCTCATTATCCTTGCGCTTCTTTTCGCTCACTCTTTTGCTGTTTAGCCAGCCGCTTATATCTTTTTGTGCTATTTCTAGAGATACGTTTTCCATCTTTTGCAGAGATTTTTATGTTTATTAAAAAAAGGTTTTGAGGATCTTGTTTTTTATTTGGGCTTAGATGCGCGCCAATGTGCCGCCTG